TATGCGTTCCGTGTCGGTGTAATCTTGCACTTCATAGGTGGTGCCCTCGGCGTCGGTGATCGTTTTCATGGAGGCGGTCAACATCTGACCGACCTTGTCGGCGGTGCCGACTTTCTTGCCCGCCCCTTGAATCGACTGCACAACTTTCATCGAGGGATACGTCATTTCCACCAGCAAACCACTCTGTAGTGTCACCGTTGACGCATGTGCTTCGTCTGTCGTAATCGCAATGTCGTCCAAGTTGATGTTGAGCGTCACTGTATTATGGCAGCGACCATCGTCCGCTTCCGAGGTGCGTTGCGACTTGTCACGAAGCATGTTGCGGCATTCGTAGCGCAAGTCGAGGACATTGTTGACCGACTTGGCGCGCAATTGTAGAAACAGATACTCAATATCAAACGTGGGCAGGCTGTCGACATCCACTTCACCAAAGGTGCAGCTCTTGATGACTTGCAAAACCGCACGTTCTATTTCTTTCGGATCATTGGATTCCTTTGCGGTCAGAAAAAGTTTCTCTTCCTTGACAAGATACGGGCGATATCGGACCGGAGCCTTGATGCTCTTCAGTTGAATAGTATATTCAGGTGTTATAACTTTAGGTAATGCCATTTTACATGCTCCTCAATGAATGATAATTCACGTTACAGATTCAGATCCCCATCCTTTACTTGCTGCCAATGTGTATATGAGAAGCCGACAGTGACTTCCATCATTTCGTCCAACATGTCCCACTCCACGGTAGTGCCGCTAACAGTCACCGGATAGACATCGAAGTATTCAAAAGCCGTGGAAATTTGCCGAGTATTATCGACGACTCCCTGATTGGCGATGCCTTCTCGCATTATCGCAAGATGTTCGGGATTGAGATCGGGCATGTTTCTCTCTAATTGTTCCAATTCCCCCCGCCTCGCCGCGGCCTCGTGAACGTTCTTCGGCACGCGCCCAGTAAACAATTCCAATCTCATTCCCTGTGCCAGACGATACTCCCTTGGAAACGTCAGAACCATGTCGGCATCTTCACCGCCTGTGCCGCGGTTCTGAATCAGATTCTGCCATGCATGAAACAATGACAGCACCGGATTCGTGGCTGTGCTGCCGGGGGTCTCTCCCCCGATGAGTGGGCATAGGAAGGTACAGTCGAGGTTGTTGTATGTGGTGCTGATAGCATACGATTCATCATACCCACCAGCTAGGTTGACCGATGTTGTGTTCAACTCCCGAGTCGGAGTGCTAGTCGTACGACAAAGAAGGCCTTCTTTGAGCAACTCAATGGCGGAAATAAGCCCCGGCCGCGCCTCGACGCCGGCGCGGAAGGGGTTGTCGCTGGTGCCGACACCACCACCAGTTGTACCGATTTGATCTGCAAATAGGTCAGCGAGGTCCAACTTACATCGATAACGATTGGTGCGTTGAAGCCCACCGGATAGCACACGATCTAAGAACGCTTGAATATCAGCCATTTATTATTTCTGCTCCAGTATGCGCTCTTGCGACTCCTGCCAAACATCGGCTTTGGTACTCTTGCGAAACTGCTCGACGGGTAGAAACAATGCCAAGTCCCATTCTGACGATCCGACCTGTAAGAGTGGTGTCCGACACTGCGAATACCGATACCGTTTCATACATGGGCGGAAGGCTTTATATTTAGACATACTGTTGAGCACCTTATACGTCGCCCGCATTCTTGTCTTGAGCGGGTCAGGTCCCTTAGGCCCCGATCCATCCGGGTCAGGGCCCTGTATGACCAACGTCTTGTGAAGCATATCAAACAGCATCGCTCGCGAGCGGTAGGATAAATAATGAAAGTTGAGTCCGAGGAATCCGTTTGCCTCGCGTTGCACGACAAGCGTCAAGGGAAAAGTATCATAGGCGAGTAACTCATGCTTCCCAAGGGGCTCGTATTGGAAAAAATACATATGGCCGGGAAATGCTCTCCGCGGTCCGACCATCATTTGCGATGGTAGCTCATCCTGCATTGTTACGAACTTGATGCCGGCCTGCTTTGCTTGCCAGGACCGGAGTGCCGCACTATATTGACTGAACCAGAACATCGCACGACGTTCTTGCGGCAGCAGCCCACCACTTTTCTCGACGCGGGCACGGAGTGTCTCAAAGATATTGACAGAGGCCATTATCTCAGTTTTCCAAAGAGATGATCCTCGGTGAGTACCATAAATGTCCACGCACGATTATCGGCGGCGCAGAATTTAGTTGCGGCTTCCCATTTGGCGTGATTGATCGCCACCTGGGAGGCGTCGCGATAGTAGCGTTTGGTTTTTCGTTTAACGATACGCAGTTGCGTTTGGGCTTTCGGTTTGATCTCAATGAGATAGACCTTCGGCCCATGTTTAGTTTGCGCTTCCAACCAGACATCAGGAAAATATCGATGCCCACGATTGTCCACCGGCGAGATATACGGAATACAGAACTCCTCAGACGCCCAGCGAAGAATACCGGGTGTCTCGTCGCAATACATGAAGAACCGGCGTTCCCAACTAGAACGATAGACGATTCCGGCCGCGTTCCCAACATACTTGTCGGGATTACGAGGATGAAAAACACCCTTGTAGGCCATCTGCTAAATACTCCTAGAATGCATATTTATCTTCTTCTTCTATTTAGCGGGGTGCAGTAATGGCGGATATCAGCACGCTGCCAGTCGGCGTTCGGGTTCATGGCGCCTACAAGTATCCCTCGGATCTGACTACCCCACCGCATGAGAAGTGGATTCTGCTAGAGGCGAAATCGGGGCGGCATGTTATGCGTGATGGGTTTGTGGCTGAAGCTGGGAATAATCCCGACCGCACACTTGCGGCGGTGGCCCTGTATCTACCGACTGATGCGCTGAAGAGTGCGCACACGGCGACCTATACGGAGCTAGACCTTGGGATAGCTGCGGGGAAGGCCGTCGAAGCGGCGTTTCAGAGTGGGGGCACATTGCGGGAGCCTACCATGTCGGGCCCGAGTGGCTCCATGGTCGATAGACTCAGGGACGCTGCCATACAGGGTGGCGCGGGGATTGCTGCTCAGTTTGCGAGGGGCGCGGTGAACCAGATAGCGGGCCAAGCTATTGACAATCCTGAGTTCGTCGCCGAGCGCATCCTCGGCGCCGTCGTCAACCCAAGAACAGATACCGCGTTTGGGAGCATGCAGTATCGACAATACGAATTTAACTTTAATCTTATTCCCCGCGACAAGCAGGAAGCTGACAATATCGATGCGATTCTGAATATTCTACATTTCTATTCGTTGCCGTCATATGGGGACAGTACGAACGCCACGAACCTTATGATTGGCTATCCGTATGAGTTCGTCATCACAATGTTCAACGAAACACATATCAATAAAATCGAACGGTCGGTCCTAACGGGAATCACGGTTGACCATGCGGGCGGCGACGTTATCGCGTTTGCCACAGACTATTATCCCGCGGCCACGTCATTGATGCTCTCGTTCAAGGAAGTTCGGTTGCTGGGACGCGATTCGGAAGTTATCTTTCGTGGTGTCGACGAGAGCGTCGCCCAGCCGGGCCCGGGCACTGCGCCCGGCATTCCGTCTGACGGCGATCCTAACACGCCGATTGGCGGGTAAGCAACACCAATAATACTCATGGATTACTTTCAATATCAATCTGTCGTTCCTTACACATTCACCACAGGTGGCGTGACGACGACAATGTCTATCGTCAATATTACCCAACGTGCCAAGATTAAGGAACGATTGCGACAGCACACGACGACGATGCATGACTATGTAATTGGGGACCACGAGCGGCCGGACACAGTGGCGCTAAAGCTCTATGGGGATGTGAAGTACACGTGGGTCGTGCTGCTGATGAACGACATCGTATCGCTCTATGACTGGCCGATGACGAATTCGGAATTTGAATTGTATCTGATAGGCAAATATGGCAGCCTGACGAATTCACAGAACCAAGGGACACGCACAGACGCGGCCTGGAGTGCTGCGAAGTTCTATTATACAACCGAGGGCGATCGGGTGGACGCGACAACCTATGCAGGTCTGGGCACGCGACAGGGAACAACCAATACGCCCTACACACAGGAGGTCGAGGACAACGATGCCAGGCGGACCATCAAGGTTGTGAGTAGGCAATTCCTCCCCCGCATACTGACCACATTGAAGACGCTCTATAAAGCGTAAAACATGGCCACACTCGAAACAGCACCCGGCCAAGTCAAACTGGCGCAATGTTCTATCTTGTCCCCAACGTTAGAACATCGGGCGGTGACGGCTCCGCAAGCCGAAAAGTTTCGTATAGCTGGCATTGATATCCGCGACGCGGTACAGTCGGTGAATATCTATGAGAGCATCTTTGATAATACGATTTCGGCAACGATTGACATTGAAGAATCTAATGGGTATCCCGAATTGTTTCCGCTTGTTGGGCAAGAATTTGTGCGCCTGGTTTTCACTGTCGATTATCTGGGAGAGGTTCGTGAGTTCGGCCGGACTTTTCGTATTCGACGCCTTGGCGATCAATCATTCCCTTTGGACGCGAAGCGGACATACACGCTGGACTTGGTGACCCCCGAGTTCTTCACCAGCCTGTCGTCGCGTATGATGAAGAGATACGATCAGACGACCTGCACGGAGGCTGTTCGTGATATCATGACCAATCGGTTGCAGATTCCTGCGGATCGCAGACAAAGAATTGAAGAGACCGATTTGCGAATCTCTGCCGTCATTCCGAATTATACGCCGCTTCAAGCCATTAACTTCTTTACGAACTTGGGGCTGACGCAGGAAAAGTCCGAAAGCAACTTTCTGTTCTATGAAACCCTTGATGGATTCTGGTTTGTCAGTGTAGCAAGTTTAATTGACCCCAAGGTGAAATCAGTCGCGACCTATGAGGTGAATGCCAATAAAATGACAGGGCATGCCAAAATTTCCGAGAAAGATGCCTACAACAGTATTATCGGTTTGCATCAGAAACAGTCATTTGATGTACTAGTGGATGTTACGACAGGCTTGTTGCGCAGTAAGATGTTGCATTTGGATTTCTTTGCACGCAAGTGGAAGGAAGACGATTCCCGATACACGGATACATTCAAGGAAACGACGCATCTGGACGAGTTTCCCTTGTATCCCGACAACTTCGATCAGAGCGTGGACCGCAATGTAAAACTGTTTATCGTACCGACCAACACGAGTAGCGCGGGGTCCAAGTACGCGCTCTCGGTCGGCGAACAGGCGGATGAGAATAGACTTTACCAATCGGTTGTGTTGCGCAATCGGCAATTGCGAGAGCTTCATCATTTAACGACTGTGCTGAAAGTGCCTGGGCAACCTAGCGTCCGGGCGGGGAGTGTGATTGACCTCATCTATCCAACGTCACGCGAACTGCAAGGCGATTCTGTTAATAGTCGTGCGGCCTCGGTCTCTGGGAATACGCCGTATTATAGTGGACGACATTTGGTGACAGCGGTGCGGCATGTGCTAACACAAGCCTCGCCGAGCAGAATGGAATATACGATGCACCTTGAAGCGACACGCGATTCGTTCGGTACAAAGCTGGTTCCATATGCGGTGAGCGAAGAGGACACATAATGGAATCTGGACCACTCTCCCATCAACTCGGCTTTGACGGCTTCATCTGGTTTATTGGTGTTGTCGAGAGTAAGGACGACCCAATGCACGTCGGCCGTTGTAAAGTGCGTATTTTTGGATGGCACGATAAGGATACCGACAATCTATCTACTGATGATCTGCCGTGGGCGTATGCGTTAGTGCCGGTTACACATGCGCAATTACTCCCTAATTATAGACAGGGAGATTGGGTGATGGGATTCTTTTTGGATTCCCGCCTGGGACAACAGCCTATCATCTTTGGTGTGCTACCTGCCGTTGTTCAACCAACATGATTGATATCAAGAATCTCGGATTTCGTGATCTGCGAACGGCGGCCGAGATTGCCATAGGCGCCGCGCCGCCGCTGAGTCGAATCGCCGCACCAGCATCCCCAAAGCCCGGCGGGCTGGGCGTGCTTGGTGCTGTTTCGTCGCTCGCCGGCGGTGCTGTCAAGATGACCAGTGGCGGCTTTTCTGCGGCAAAAGTCGCCATTCAATCGCGCGAATCATCGGTTTCGTTTTCCGAAACATTGACGGCCGCGGCCAAAAACTTTGAGATATCTGGGAATGATCTGAGAAGCGGCCGCACCTCGATACGGGATGTGTCGCTTCGTTCTACGGAAACATTCGCCTCCGGCGCGTTAGTACAGTTCTCTGGCATGCACGCGGGGCCCATCTCGGTGTCGAGTGCGCTCAATTTCTCAAAAAGACTCTCACACCGACAATCACGAATTGCTGCGATGGCGGGACAATTTGCGGCCATCGCGTCGGCTGCGGTCGCGGTTGGTGTCATCATTAAAGAGAATCGCAATCGAAGCCCCTACCCGCTGGAGGATGATATTGATCGTCCATCGATTCCGAGGCTGGCGATGGGTGGTCTGGCTGCGCAGCTTGATCTTGCGCTTAGAGACAAGCGGAGATTGTTGGTATCGGGTATTGCTATCGGTTCTGGTGCGCCCAGCTTCTGGAACCGTCACCTGACCAGTAAGTTAAATCCTCTAAAAAGTTATCTGACGTTGCCGGGGTACCATAGGGGATTGAATATGCTCTTTGCGGATAAGGTGGGCGGTGCGCACGCCGATGGTAGCTGGAGCGAACCCGAACCGCCGTATGCTGGCCAGTATCCTTTTAACAACGTTCGCCAGACAGAATCGGGGCACATAGAGGAGTGGGACGACACGCCAGGTGCGGAACGTGTCCATATCTTCCATCGCTCAGGGTCGTTCATTGAGATGCACCCCGACGGAAAAGTGGTATATAAGTCGATGTCCCATGGCTATCAGATTAGCATGGGCGACTATGATGTCAAAGTCATGGGAAATTGTAATTTCTCTGTCGATGGGAATGCAACTATTCATTCGAAGGGTGAAGTGCATCTTCAGGGCGATGAAGGCGTTAATATCCAGACGAGGAAAGATTTTAATGTCTATGCGGAGAATATCAATCTTCGTGCCAGGAGAAGAGCGAAGTTAGATGGTAAGTTGATCGATTTGCGTTATGCTAAACTGCCGGGTGTGCCTGTAACGACGATGAGTGGGCTTGCGGTTCGGTTCATGCCGGCAGAATACGGACGAGACTATCCGCTCGCAAATCGGATGACGGCGGATCAACAACAGTTGGGCAAGCAGCAACTCCTTCAAGACATTGATGGCGGCAACACCGCCCGTGCGATGAAAGTGTTAGCAGGCCTGGAGGTAGCGAAGGGCGTCCAGTCGCCGCCACCGACCGATTATGCCCAGGAATTGCCTGAGTTTGATCCGTTGAATCCAACGAAGCTGTCGAAACCTCGCGACAATCCGTTGGGCAACCCGCTCATTTATCACGCCACTACACAATCAGCCCTCGACTATCGTGAAGTGCTGTTCGATACGCCCGAAGAAGTGCAGGATGCTGTACAGTATCAGGCGCATATGGATACACGCAAGGCACTGAAAGACATCCCCGAAACGGTGGGCCCTGCACTTGAAGGAAATCGAACGACACCGACATCGGTGCATACCGTTCCCGAGAACTTGCCTCTGGTCGAGTATCTGACGCGGGCAGACTATTACGGAAAGTTCGTAACAACGCCTCCCGGTCCGGTCCCGAAAAATGTCGCACTTGGGGGGACCAGCTTTACGGTGGGAATGTTAGCGGATAGTTATTCACAACCCGGCGTGACGATATTCGTGGATAAAAAGGAACCACCAATAGACGAAATGGGTGGGTATGTATCACCTATCACCGGAGAAGCGGTCACCACGCTGACGGAAGATGAGAATGGTAACGGTGATAACGGTAACGGTGATAACGGTAACGGTGATAACGGTAACGGTGATAATGGTGGTGAGACCCCATAATAATGGCTTTCACACAACAACCACTCACCGCGACTTACCGTCTTGTCGGGCCGAAGGCGAAGACGGCCACGCTCAACGAGGACATTGAACGCGATCTGACCGATGATTCACATCTCGACCGTCAGATTCGAGCAGCACCCGGTTGGTTCCAAGTTCAGGCCGACTCCGGCCAGCCTCCTCGGCCATTTCTTGCGCTCTGGAGACGGAAGGTTCGTACGCCGGTGGTGTTGGACGACGACCATGTCTATGTGGGGTGGAGTGAGTATTGGGCGTCTGTTATAACCTTACAGTCGCAAGGTGACACGTCCACGGTTGCGCTGGGTAATAAGAACAGTAAAGGAGGCGACCTCGGCACAGCGGGCTTCTTCGGATTTGCATCTTCCGCAGCCGCCGCGGCGCTCGCCGCTGGGACCGCACGGAAGGGTGTAGATACAAAAAGCATCCCACTATCGACTCTCGCGAAGAACGGCATCACCCAACAGCTTGGGTTGCTTCAAGATGATATCCTGTACAACCTCTCACTTTTGTGTAAGAATGTGTTGGAACCCGTTAAGGCGAAATATCCCGGCATTATTATTGTGAGTGGGTTTCGTCAGGTGAATACCGGAATCGGGCAGCACGAACGTGGCCAAGCGGCTGATATTACAATTCCGAGTGCGCCAGATACACTGATTTATGAGGTCGCTGATTTTATTGCCAAGACATTGCAGTTCGATCAGGTGATTCTTAACTATAGTGTGCGACGATCACCGTGGATTCATGTATCGTTTTCATCGACGGGGTTGCGCCGTACGGCACTCACACGAGACTTTGATGATACGTTTCACACGGGGCTCTTTCTGATTACCGAGAAAACCGGAGAAGACCGCGCGGCCGCGCTGCGCGAACAGGCGGAGTATCTTGGTAAGATTGACGCGGACTTAAAAATTCTAGAGAAGCGGCAGACTGCCTTGAATCCACAGACCGTGATTGGTGATGCGACGGCGTCCGGCATGGGAAGTGCTAAAGAGGATGGTGTTACCCACGGTGGTGGAGGACCGTGTGGTGAACCAGACCCCAGGTTCAACGACGAACTAAACGAGTTCGATACCGTCATAGAGGTCTGGAACGAAGGCCTTCGGGGGGATGGAAGTGCTTGGGACCTCGGCAACATCGACTATGAAGCAGCGGGCGCGGGTGGGGAATTTACCGCAGCAGTGGTCAACAAATTGGGTCCAAGATGGGGGCATATTATGAAGCCCCCCGGCAAAACACAAGCCTTTGGGCACGCTGTCGACGCGATAGGATATCTGAGTCCCACACCGTTGTATAATGGCAAATACATGCAGGCGGTTGACATCATCGGAAGTGTTGGCGCCGGCGACGACTCGGAGATTCAGTGGGGCCCCGAGTGCGCGCCTGTGGGCAATGCGCTTGGTGGAGAGATTGATCCGAACGACCATTGGTCCAAGACACCATAACGAACCTTGGTACCGTTAATCTTACACACTAAATACTAGAGACATATGCCTGAGATACCGACCACTTTCACCAAGACGCGGCCGTATAAGGATGTCTCGCTGACATTTGCGCGGAACGTGGTGACATCTGATGTCGTGACGGTGTCCGATGCGGATGCGGTGAAACGGGCGATAAAACTTCTGCTCATGTCGCGTGCGGGAGAAACGCCGTTCTTTCCCGAATTTGGTTCGCGCATCAACACGTTGTTGTTCGAACCCATCGATCCGATTACGACGGTGCTGCTACAGCATGAGATACGAGCTACGATTGATGCGTATGAGCCGCGTGTGAACATTCGTCAACTCACGGTGACGCCATCAAGTGATGAACATGGGTATGATATCGATTGCCTCTTCACTATTGTCAATCAAGTGGCACCGGTGACATTAACACTATATCTCAGCAGATTAAGATAAGCCATGCCCACTACACCAGCACAACTGCCGATCGCAGAATTGGACTACGATCAGATTCTGAGTAATCTGATCGCCTTCATGAAGGATGATCCGACCTTTTCGGATTATGACTTCACGGGGAGCGGCTTGCGTTTGCTGTCGCGTGTTCTGGCGTATGTGACCTTCTACAATAACTATTATGTGACCGCGGCGGTGAATGAGTCGTTTCTGGACACCGCACAACTCCGGTCGTCAATTGTCTCTCACGCCAAGATGTTGGGATACAATGCGCACGGCACACAGAGTGCGGTGATTACCACGAACGTGATCGCGACCATGACCAGTTCTTCAGCAACCTCCGTCACGTTGCCCAAGAACACAAAGTTCGAACTGGCTAACGATACGTCTTACCTGTTCTATACAACAGATGATACGACGCTGCTCCAGAATACCACCACAGCGAACAACTATGAGGCGTCAGATGTGCTGCTGGTTGAGGGACGCCCCGCAACATTTCAATTCACGGTCGACGTGAATGACCCAACGCAACGCTTTATTATACCCAATGCGAATGCAAGTTTCTCGCACATTAGTGTCGTCGTGCAGGAGAGCGCAACAGCCAATACACGCACGACGTTCGTCCAACCGACCAATCTCGCACTCGTCAATGATGCCAATGCCATTTTCCTCGTGAGTGAAGCGTATAGCGGCTATCCCGAATTGACGTTTGGTAATGGTGTCGTTGGAAAGAAGTTGGTACATGGCAATATTGTTCTTGTGGATTATTACATCAGTCGCGGCGTCGCCGGTAACGGAATTCGTGGTCCCTTCACCATCAACGATGCATCCTTCTCTGGGCTCGCCCGTGGTGTGACTGCGACGATTGATGCCGATACCGTTGCGAGTTACAATGGAACCGACGCGGAGGATGTCGACCAGATTCGCTATATCGCGCCGCTCATGTATTCTGCACAGAATCGCTGTGTCACCGGGGAAGACTATAAGGCAGTAATTCTTGCGGAGTATGGGGATAGCATTGCGGCGATTAACGTCTTTGGTGGGGAGGAGGGCAACCCGAATGATCCGAACGAACGCCCTGCGTACGGACATGTTTATATTGCCTTGAAACCCAAAGTGGGATTGCGCTTTACAAACTCGACGCACGATATCATTATGAAGACGGTGGTTGCTCCGCGCCAGGTTATTGGGGTGCTTCCTGAAATTGTGATTCCTGACTATGTCTATGTGGTGGTCGCGACCAAGGCGTTGTATGACACGAAAGCGACCACGCGCAGCAAAGACGCGCTTGTCGACGCGATCAAGACAGGCATTTCGGAGTATGCGACGACTGCGGTGGAGAAGTTCGATACTGCATTTCGTTTCTCGCGTCTTGCACGAGCCATCGACGATACTGATCCTGCCATCTCCAGTTCGCTGACCCGCGTAGAGATACAGAAACGCATACAACCTACACTCAATGCCAGCAATTCGCTGACACTCAAGTTTGGTGGGCCACTGTTGCGTACGGGAAATACCAGCGCCATTCTTCCTGCGACACAGTTGACGGGGCATCGATTCGGTTATACCGCTGCGAATGGAACGTCGTTTACGAACTGTTATTTTGCCGAAACGAACGATGTGTTGCAGGTTGTCGGATTGGCAAACACCGCCACAAGCGCGGCGCAAACGCTGGTGGTTGTGCAAGATTCGATTGGTACGGTAAACATCACGACAGGCGTCGTCACCGTTACGGGATTTATTCCGACAGATATTGAGAACGACGACTTGGACATTCGGCTCAATGCGCTGCCCGTACGGTCTGATCTGGTGCCGAGCTTAAATCGGCTATTCACAGTTGATGCGGATACTATTCGTGTAGATGTTGCGGATGATGCAGTAACGACAGCCGCCAACGATTTCTATCAAGGCGGCGTGTTGCGGTAACATCTTATGCGCCCTTATATTAACGGCCAAGATTTCACGCACCTCATTAAGACGGCGATACCGGATTTCGCGGAAAGCGAGTATCCGGTCTTTGTCGAATTTGTGACGGCATTTATCCGCTTCCTTGAAGAAGGGCGGACAACGTCGACAAGCGCGATCACGCCTGCGTATGGTCCCCGTGAGACATTGCTCACGGGTACAGTCTCAAATACATCTCCCACTGCGCTCACAGGCACGGGCACACTCTTTACTACAGAGTTGGTTGCGGGGCAATCCATCCTGCTCGGAGGTACTACCGCAGCCGTCATAGGGTCCACCGAGTCCCCGATTGCCAATAACACGTTTCTGGAGTTAGCGTCGGCCCTGACAACAGGAGTGTCGAACGTCAGTATTGCGTCTGCTGTATCCGCAAATACGACAACTGTGTATGGCGGCCCGTTATATGAAACGCGGCGCTTGTTGGAGTATCGGGACAGTGCCACAACGCTAGATGAGTTCAAGACCCAGTTCGTGGGCATGTTCGCTAAGAACTATCCACAATATGCGCACGTTTCTACTGATTGGTTTGTGCGTAGCCTGCACGATTTCCATCAGAACAAAGGCACAGAAGATAGCATTAAGTGGTTCTTCCGCGTCTTCTTTAATACGGATGCCGAACTTTATCACCCGCGCACCGATATTCTCAAAACCAGTGATGCTACGTGGTCTGCGCCGCTGACGTTGAAAGTACAACTAACTGGTGCGGGGGCCGAGGCGGATGTCGCGACATATTATGCGGGGCAAATGATTCATAGTGCGACGGCGACCGCAGAAGTCGAACGTGTTGTCTCGTCGCTCGTCGGACCAGAACAACTTCAAATCCACGAATTGTATCTGCGGTTTGGAAGCAACCACGGCACGTTCAGTGCCGGGCAAACGTTGTTGAATGTAGATACGACGACACAAATCGAAACAACTATTCTGGCGGTGATTTCCAGTATTACCGTTGGGGGTGCCGGCACCGACTATGCGGAAGGCGACACTGTCACTATCACTGGGGGTGGTGGGTATGGTGCCACCGCGCATGTGTCTGCGACCACAGCGGGCGCAGTTGCCGGCATTTCGGTGGCCAACGGTGGTGGTGGGTTTCTTATCAATGAACCCGTTATCTTCAGCAGTGCGTCTGGTAGCGGTGCGTCGGCGTACGTCTCTGTCCTAGACAACACGGATGATTCGCTCTATCTCGATTTGACAATCGAACCCTTCTGCAACGCCACCGCGACCGTGACCATGGACACCGAAGACTATGGCGATTCCACTGGTGTCGCGGCATTTGACAGTAAGGATATCGATGTTCTTTTGTCTTATGTGTTCGCCGCGGCCGATGCTAAGGATTTCTATACTCCGTGGGTCTGGACGGACAGCGCACACACAACCGCCGAGTTGGCAAATGTGTCGGTGTTGGTGACAGATACGTCGGTACAGCCGTTTGTGAACGCGAATACGGCCGTGGCTGCCGAGGGAGACTATACCGGGGATGTTTTCGTTCTGGATACTGTCGCGAACACATCGGTAAGCGCCAACACGTGCAATATCTGTGCCGAACCGGTCGGATATTTTGCGTTAGGATTGGCCGGCAACGCAGTCTCGGATAGCGGCACTACACAACTCTATTTGAAGGCTGTCGCTAATCAAGCGGGCTTGTTACTCTCAACCGACTCGGTTCTTAAACAAGATTACGCAAACGTACAACTAGGCAACGTAACGACAACGGCAGCATGCACCGTCGTCACGGGTGTTGGAACAACCTTCACAGGGTCTCTTACTGTGGGCACGCATGTAAAATTTCCCACTACGGGTGAAGATGTAGTCGTTGAGGCCGTCACGAACAATACTTCCTTCATAGCATATACACCCATAACGACAGCCGTCACGGCGAGTACCTTTGCAACGTTTCCCACCGCAACGATCAAGTCGATGGTTGAGCGAGGGATTGTAAATTATGGCACCATTAATACCATCGCGCTGACCTCTGCGGGCACCGGATATGTGGTGCCTCCGTCGGTTGCGGTGTCCGCGACAGATGCGGAAGTGCAGGCGCTCTGGTGGTATGATACGGTCGCGGACGTGAGTGCGGGTACCAGCACGGATGGCCGCGCTGCAACCATATTTTTCCCCGCGACAGCCTCAGTGGTACAAGGTGCTGGACAAATTAAAACGGTTGTGGTGGATACGAGTGGCGTCAACTTTACAGATGCCAATACGATCATCGTTACGGCAGTTCACGGATCGACGGCCCCAAGCGACGCCGTAAACGCAACGCTGGTGCCTGTGCTTGGCACAGAAACGCAATACGCGGGGCAGTTTACCACGACTCGCGGTTTCTTGAGTTCTAACAAATACTTACAGGATGCAGATTTTTATAATGATCATACCTATGTGGTGAAAGCCGCTGAGTCTTTTGATCGCTATCGAAGCCTCCTGATGAAATTGTTGCATCCGCTTGGGACACGCGCCTATGGGCGGTTCTCGATAGTCGATGCGGTTCAGCTTAACCTGTCTGCAATTGATGCCCTCGTCAAATCAATATCCGCGTCACTCAGCCCGTCGGCATCTATATCATCGTCGCCCTCGGCATCTCTCTCATCGTCGCCGTCACTGTCGCGCAGCCCGTCCGCGTCGATTAGTCCGTCAGCGTCGCTTAGTCCGTCAGCGTCGTCATCGTATTCGTTGTCGCCGTCCACATCGTATTCGCCGTCGGCCTCTTTGTCAATGTCCCCGTCAGCGTCGCAGTCCCGTTCGCCGTCAAGTTCCCCATCGCTGTCGCTTAGTCCGTCGGCGTCAGTGTCGCTATCGCCTAGCCCGTCAGCATCACTCAGCCCATCGGCATCGGTTAGCACGTCCGCGTCGATTAGCCCGTCAACGTCTGTGTCGCCGTCGATTAGTCCGTCCGCATCGCGTAGCCCGTCAACGTCTGTGTCAGCCTCACTTTCATCGTCGCCATCGGCATCTATATCAAAATCGCGCAGCCCGTCCGCGTCGATTAGTCCGTCCGCATCGATCAGCCCGTCGACATCTGCATCTGCGTCACGCAGCCCGTCCGGGTCGACCAGCTCGTCCGTATCACCGTCGATTAGTCCGTCGGCGTCACGCAGCCCGTCAGCGTCACTCAGCCCGTCGGCATCAATCAGTCCGTCAGCGTCACTCAGCCCGTCGGCATCCGTGTCGCTGTCGATTAGCCCGTCGGCATCCATTAGCCCGAGCGCGTCAATCAGCCCGTCGAGTTCTGCGTCGGCATCGATTAGTCCGTCAAGTTCCGCATCGGCATCAATCAGCCCGTCTGCGTCACTCAGCCCGTCGGCATCCGTGTCGCTGTCGCTCAGTCCGTCGAGTTCCGTGTCCATCAGCCCAAGCGCATCTATCAGCCCGTCGAGTTCTGCGTCGGCATCGATTAGTCCGTCAAGTTCTGTCTCGGTCAGTGCGTCAGCATCTATCTCAGCGTCGATCAGTCCGTCGACATCTGCATCTGCGTCGATCAGTCCGTCGGCATCCGTGTCGCTGTCGCTCAGTCCGTCGACTTCCGCTTCGAGTTCTGTGTCGCCGTCCATCAGTCCGTCAGCGTCTATCAGTCCGTCAAGTTCTATCTCATCTAGTGCGTCGCTGTCGCGCAGTCCGTCAGCGTCGATTAGTCCGTCGGCGTCAACTAGCCCGTCGTCGTCAGTTAGCCCATCGGCGTCCGTGTCGCTGTCGATTAGCCCGTCATCGTCGAAGTCAGCGTCACCGTCACCGTCATCGTCACTGTCATACAGCCCGTCGGCATCTGTGTCGATCAGCCCGTCAGCCTCGATTAGCCCGTCAACATCCATCAGCCCGTCAACGTCACTTAGCCCGTCAAGTTCTGTGTCGGTTAGTGTGTCGCCGTCGATTAGCCCATCAGCGTCGCGCAGCCCAAGTGCGTCCATCAGCCCGTCGAGTTCTAGTTCGGTTAGTAGGTCGTCGTCGCCTAGCTCGTCCATATCACTGTCGCTCAGTCCGTCAGCGTCAATCAGTCCGTCGAGTTCTCCATCGTTGTCTCTTAGCCCGTCAGCATCCGCCAGCAAGTCTGTATCACTGTCCATTAGTCCGTCGGCATCCGTGTCGCTGTCGCTTAGCCCATCGGCATCCGTGTCGCTGTCGCTTAGCCCATCGGCATCAGATAGCCCGTCGAGTTCTTCGTCAAAGTCGCTTAGCCCGTCCGCGTCGATTAGCCCGTCGGCATCGATTAGTCCGTCGAGTTCTAGTTCGGTTAGTGTGTCGCTGTCTATCTCAGCATCCATCAGCCCGAGCGCATCTATCAGCCCGTCGAGTTCTGCATCGCCGTCGCGTAGTCCGTCAAGTTCTGTCTCGGTCAGTGCGTCAGCATCTATCTCAGCATCCATTAGCCCGTCCGCGTCGATTAGTCCGTCAGCCTCAATCAGTCCGTCAGCGTCGTATAGCCCGTCAGCGTCTATCAGCCCGTCGAGTTCTGCATCGCTATCGCGAAGCCCGTCGGCATCACTTAGCCCGTCGGCGTCACTCAGCCCGTCAGCGTCCGTATCACCGTCTATCAGCCCGTCAGCTTCTATCAGTCCGTCGGCATCACTTAGCCCGTCGAGTTCTGTGTCACCGTCGATTAGCCCGTCAGCGTCCGTATCACCGTCGATTAGCCCGTCGGCATCCATCAGCCCGAGCGCATCCGTATCGCCGTCGATCAGTCCGTCAGCGTCGATCAGCCCGTCGGCATCAATCAGTCCGTCGGCGTCACGCAGCCCGTCAGCGTCCGTATCACCGTCTATCAGTCCGTCGGCATCGCGCAGTCCGTCAGCTTCGATCAGTCCGTCGGCATCGCGCAGTCCGTCAGCATCAGCGTCCATCAGCCCGTCGAGTTCTGCGTCGGCATCCGCATCACCGTCGATTAGCCCATCCGCGTCGATTAGCCCGTCAGCATCGCGTAGTCCGTCAGCATCGATCAGTCCGTCAGCATCAGCTAGCCCGTCATCCTAAATATAACGATGTCAAGCATCAACACAAACAAGTATCGCACCTTTCTCGCACAGCAATTCCGCACAACGCTGTTGCTAGGTGGCGCCGACTCGACTGTCAAAGCCGATATCACCAGCACCAATACGGCGCTGATGTCTGCTGGTGCTGCCACGACCTCCGAGTTCTATCTGGGTGTCGGCCGCCCACAATCGTGGGACAACGATGCGGCACCACCGGCACCGTCACAGGACACGCAGAGTCTGGATTTTACGGCGTGGCGCGACCTCTTGGGCGCTAAACACATCACCGCGAACAATAGCGCGTTGGTGATTGCGAGACACGATTGGGCCACAGATACCGTTTACACACAGTATGACGACACGAATGCGTCGTTGATGAGCAACACGTTCTACGTTCTCGATACAACGGAGTTGCCCTATAAAGTCTACAAGTGTTTGTGGAATAACGCCGATGCTACGCACGTCGCTGGAGCGAATAGCACTGTCGCGCCGAGTACGACAGGCAGCACGAATGACCCCAAATTGACCGCAGACGGCTATGTCTGGAAATACATGTATACGGTTACGACCGATGATTACACGTACCTGACAGCAGACTGGATGCCGGTCAAGACGGATTCAACCGTCAGTGCAGACGCAACAACCAATGCCGGCAAGCTCCCCGTCGTGGTGCCTTTGGTGGTAACGGCTGGTGGCTCAGATTACAACCCAGCCGCCGCCGCGACAGCAACGCTACTGGGAGATGGAACAGGCGCCACCATTAATGCTCTTGCAGGTGCCACCGGTATCGCGTTCTCTGCCAATGCGGTAGCGAACGTGTCGTTCTATGCGGGAGGGTCGGGCTATACAACAACTGATGCGGTAACAGTGACACAAAGCGGCAGTTCCAATACCGCGTCCGTGCGGGCGTTGATTCCTCCGTATCCCAATCATGGGCATGATGCCGTCAAAGAATTAGGTTGTGTCTCGGTGATGCTGACCGCGGAGTTAGCGTACGCCGAACCGCATAGTAATAGCAGTATGACGGTGGTGAACGAGTATCGCCGAGTTATGCTGCTACGCGATCCGCTGTTGGCCGATGGTAGTGTAGCAAATGGTATTTTCTATCAGCAGACATATGATTGTTCGCTCACCTCCAACACGGCGACATTCGAACCCGATGATGTGGTCACGGTGACCAATACTACATATACAGTGACGGGGACTGTCGTCGATGTTATTAAGAATTCGGAATCCCCCCAAGAGAGTGTGGTGCGTATTACGAATGTTCATGATGGCGGCCGCACCGCCGCAGGGTACGTCGCCTTTGCGAATACCGATACGATAACATCATCGTCGGTGTCCGCAGTCTTGGGCACGGTGCGAGTGCCAGAACTAAAAATATACTCCGGCAATGTTCTCTATATCGATCAACGAGTGCCGGTGACACGTTCCGACGCGCAAGTCGAAGAAGTTCGACTCGTTTTCGGGTTCTAATAGAATCCGTTCGCACGGGGGTGGATAAATACAATTATGCATCACTCTGACAAGGACAACAAATGGCGCTGAGTAACAACACAATCAACACGCTCAACACCGAGTATTATGACGACTTCTATGAGGTCGCCAATACTACGACGGGGGAATTGCTTGGCACCCAAAAAGATTTCCATCGCGTACTGTTTCGCCCAAAGTATGGGGTACAGTCGCGTGAACTGACGCAACTCCAAACCATCTTACAGAAACAACTGGAGCGACTGGGCACGACGCAGTTCCGTGATGGCGATCGAGTGGTTGGTGGGCAACTGACGCTCGATACCACGGCAACAAGCGGCCGCGTAGAAACCGGCACGCTGACCAACTTTTTCGACCGAGATACGAATCTTGGCAAGTATGTCTATGATACGACTGCCAATACGAAGACCGCACATGTTACGCAGTACATGTCTGCGGACGATAACGCAACGGGCACAACAGATATTCCTGCGACCAGTAACAATTATCTCATTTTCAAATATGGTACCGCCAGCACATACAGTGATGGAGGAGTTATTCAGGATCGTGAAAGCGCCGCCATCACCGCGACATTTGCAACCTCGACTGGAGCCAGCGATGAGGTATTTACTGCCGCATCAACGTTAAGTGTTGACGAGGGTGTCTGTTTTGTTTCGGGGCTGTTTGTTCGTATTAGCCCACAGACCATCGTACTCGACCCCCTGTCGAACACACCATCGTATCGCATTGGCTTTACGGTTACGGAAGATATCGTCAACGATGAGGACGACACGACGCTACTCGACGACGCCAATCAAGGTGCGCCAGGCGCGCATCGGCTTAACATTCGTCTTTCACTCGACAAACATCTTCTGACGACCCCGGCGACCGCAAATTTCATTGAATTGGGGCAGGTTATCGACGGCGTGATGCAAAAGGTTGCCAGCGTGGGCACGGCACACTTGGTCACGCAAGGACAATTAAATAATACATTGGCGCGCCGCACCTATGATGAGTCTGGTGATTACGTCGTCAAGACATTTGCGCCGGTGATTGAGGGTAAAGCAACCGCGAACTCAACAAATTCTGCGGAAACCGACACCTTTGTCTTATCCATCGGGGAGGGAAAGGCGTATGTGCGCGGATCGGAAGCGGAAGTCGCAACTAGCGGCCTTCGAAAGGTGGTTAAGAAGGGCCGCGAAACGTCGAATGTTACAGGTCGAGTTCTTGCGACCACGGTGGGCAACTACGCACTGGTGTCCCGTGTAGCCGCCGGACAGAACGTCGCCAATTATTTTGCGAACACAACAAGTGTCGACATACATTGCGTACCTATCTCAAATATTGTCTCGACGACTACAGCAGCATACAATCTCTCGAAGATTGGAACAGCCAAAGTACGAAACGTAGAACACTACTCCACACCATCACAGTTGGCTATCGGTGCCCTTGGTGTCAATTACGCGAATAATGCGGTCTATAAGTTGTTCTTCTACGATGCGTCCTTCAATGCGCCGACGGGGAATGTCACCAACACGTCGCAGAGTACAGCATCAACTACCACACTAACCGTCAGTGCGGCACAGCGCACGACGACAGCGTACGGGATGCCCTCAAGCACGTCGTCCACCAACCCCGCACCGTCCAATACCGCCATCGATGGGGCGAGTATCGTGCTATATGGTGCGAATTCCCCGATAACGGGGACGTTCACGGTCAATACGAGTATTGCCAACACCACCGCGACTTATATTACGCTGAATGAATTTCTCCCCACACTTCCAGACGCAAATACGCAATTCCGACTGTTGTTTCAGCCGCGTGACATTGATGCGTTTGCTCTTTCGAATACGTCAGCTACTGGCGTCACCGCGCCGTATTCGTCGGGATTTACGTTCCAAGCTGATGTTGCGTCGGTTGGCCGCGTAGGTGGAACAACCACCGGCAATGTAACCGTCTATAACACCAACGACAACTCGTTGCTGTATCAACTTCCTGAGCCCTTTGTAAAGGCGAATAGTCTGACCATGTCGACCGCGACGTTCTCGTCATGGGTTCAGTCGTCGGCAAATAACGGCGCGATGTCCAGCAGCGACAACGTTGCGCTTAGTGTGAATTTTTCGACCTCGGGCGGCGGTGGAGCATTTGGTTTGCCAACAGGCGCCCTCACCGCATCGACCGCACAGGATTACTTCACGATATTCGACACGACGGACGATACGCTCGGCCGCGGCCGCACGGTTCCATTTGCGGATCTGACTAATGTGGTTGCCGCCAGTCGTTGTATATCGACGCCTTCGGTGACCGGCGGCGTATTCAGTTTCAGATATCACCACGGTGCGGTTGTCTCGCAAACCCGCACCTTTATCGCGGTTGGAAAATCTCTCGTCACACACTATCCCGCACGGACGAAGACATACTATGTCGGGAATACTGCTGGCGCATGTGCGAATACCACGGGTGCGTTGTCGAACGGGCAAGTAGAATTCCACACACTGAATAGCACGGCGGGATTTGCCTATTCACTGAAGACACCTGACGTGACGAATATTCGTGCGGTCCTCTATCACGCGGGGAATGGGACTTTCACGAATACCGAAATGTCCACGGCAACGAACGTGACCAGTTACTTCACGCTCGATGATGGGCAGCGTGACAATACTTACGAATACAGTCGACTGGTTGTCAAGAAGGGGGCGAGTACCGTCGTTAGTCCCAGTGGTCGTCTGCTGGTCATCTTCGATTGGTTTAAGCACGAAGGGCGCGGCTATGCTACGGTGGATAGCTATCTGTCTGGAGATAATGTTGCCAAGGGCATGACCTATGACGACATTCCAGCATATACATCCCCCAAGTTTGGTCACGCGGTTAATCTGCGCGACACGCTAGATTTCCGGCCCACACTGTCGAATAAAGAATATGCTAATGGGGGCACATTGATGGTGTTTGCGTCATCGAACACTGACTCAAATACGTCATACACCGATGTCAACGGCGAATCTTATTTGATTCCTGTGTCTGATGACATCTGGACTGGTGATTACGCATATTATCTCTCGCGCATCGATCGCGTCTCGATCTTCCCCGACGGCACGATTGAGGTGAAAGAGGGCCAACCGGATGTCAGTCCCACGATTCCCGTAGTTGAGCCCGGCGCATTGCTGCTCTATGAGCTTCGTGTTCCCGCCTATACGCTGGTGGATGATGTAGGTAAGCCATCCGACGTGTCGCTCAAGGCATTTGAACATAAGCGGTTCACCATGAAGGATGTATCGAAGGTTGAAAACCGCATCAAGCATCTGGAGTATTATACCGCGCTGTCGAATCTGGAACAGCAAGCACGCGACACCTCGATTTTGGATTCGGACAATCTCGAACGATTCAAGAATGGTATTGTGGTGGATAGTTTTCTCGGAACAACTGTCGCCGACGTTGCAAAGTCGGATTTCGCCGCGGCTATCGATCCAAGAAAACATACGCTGTGGCCCTCATTTGAGTCGACTAATTTTCAATTTGTTGCCGATACGGCCGCAGCCGGCAGCGCGAGGATGACCCTTATAGGTGATATGGCAGTGCCCAGTTACAATGCGGCGGGCACCTTTATCACACAATCACTAGCCACTCACGCAATTTCCGTGAATCCCTTTAATATCGGGACCTTCTTCGGGGAAATTGAATTGCTACCTGCTGTAGATATCTGGAAGTCAACTACGTCTGCGCCGGCGCAGGTGATCGATATGGGTGGACCGACACAAGCGTGGATTGACGCGAACGTGCCGGCGCGCACTGTGTGGGGAGAGTGGGAAACAACATGGACGGGGTCTAGCGACACCACGACGAGCGACGCGGTTACTGGAACCGGCGGATCGCGGACTATTGATCGAACACGAGATCACGAAACGGAGAGGTGGATTCGCGACGATACGTGGCAGGATATTACCTCAACCTCAACGACAACCACGACAAAGACCGCGAGTTCAACTCGTTCAGGAACGCAATACAATTATACCTCGGTGGGTACGACTCAAGGGATTGGCAATTTCATTATTGATACATCAATCGTTCACAATATGCGGGCGCGAGATATTGTATTCTCCGCGAAGGGATTGCAGCCCGGCTCAGCGATGTATCCATACTTCGATGGGAAGACTGTTACCGATTATGTGCAGAACGCCAATGTGTTGAAGTTGGCACCAGTCGCAACAGCAACACTGCCAACCTTCTATGTCGGACAAACACTGTTTGTTGTCAAGGCGTTGACCGGCACAGTCGTATCCACGAGCGGTTCGAAAGCCCTGACCGGTACGTCAACTGAATTTGACTTTGAGGCAACCACCGGACAAATGCTGCGCATCACGTCTGGTGTAACGACATTTGATCGGTTCCTTTCCTCGACAGCAAGCAACACCAGCGCAACCTTGGTCGATACTGCACCGTCTTCGCTCTCTGGAGCTACGGTGTCTACCATGACGCCGGTGACTGTCGCAGGGGTGACGACCCGCGTGACCAGTGCTAATACCGCACAGACTGAAGTCACAGTGAAACTCGTCCGTGCGAAGCGTGATGCGGATAATGATGAGGTCCATCCATATGATATCGTCGCAGGGAGTCTGC